CTATTTCTTGTATTTTTTCTCTTTGATCATCTGTCATGTCTTTACCCCACTCAGATGGACTCAGCAAAATCTCAGCATCAATGCCAGTAAATACTGATGCCAAAGTTCCCAATGGGTCTTCTAGCAACTGTTCTGTTTTTACCTCAGCAACAGCATCTGCGAGGGTATATGGCATAGCAGCATCTTTATTTTCTTCTGCTCTATCAGCAAATTCTACTACTGCTACCGCTATAGATGGATTATCTTTCATAGTTTCTGCAATTAATAAAATCTCATCTGGATTTATACCCAAATTTTTTGCAACCTCTTTTTTATTTTCTATTGACAAAGAAGCAAGAGCATTTGATAATTCTGTTGCTAACTTAGCATCATTAACACCAATTAGTTTGTTTAATTTATTTAATTCTTCTTCTGAAATTGGTATAGCACTACTATCTATGTTATTATTATCTGATGGTGGAATTACAGGATCTTGCTCGTCAGTTGTCTCTTGTTCAGGAACTGGAGTTGGATTTGTATCCTCTGGCTGAGATGAAGGCTCTTCTGAAGGCTCTGGAGTTGGATCCTGCTCTTCATTCCCCTGATCTGTGGTATCAGAATCTTCAGGAAGATTGGAATCTTCTGGTTCAGTTTGCTCATTATCATCAGGGAATCTTGGATCCTCTGGAGTAACAATTTCTGGTTCGATAATAACATCTGGGTTTGAAGGGTCACGCTCTTCTGTTGGTTCAGGTTCACGCTCTTCTGTTGGTTCAGTGTTTGGCTCTGCTTCTGACTCATTAGCCTCTTCACCATTTATTGCTGCAATAAGATTATTAAGATTAGCAATATCGTTTGCTAAAGTTACTGCCTCAACAACTTCTGCCTGTACTTCTTCTGGCGTTAATGGTTGTTCTGTTGGAGTTGGCGTAGGCTCTGGTATTGGCTCTGGAGCCAATGTGGGTGTTGGATCACCTGCCTGTATTTGTGTTGCACCCCATGCTTCAAGAGAAACTATATCTCCATTATGAAGTCTTACACCTGTTCTAAGATTTGGATATTCTGGCCCTTGATAACTATATGATACTGAAATACCGCCAGTATTTGTAATAGCAACAATAATATTAATATTGCTTGGAGTTGGAGCATTCCATTGTCCAAATGGTATTACTTCAAGGTCTAATTGAAATCCACCTTCAGAATACATAATGTTTAAAGTGTCTGGTGCGTTATACCAACCTGAAACCCAGTCCATAGAATATAAAGAAATAGATGGGGTATTGGGATAATCCCAATATGTATTGTCTGGATTACCAAATGTAATTACTGAATTAGTTGTAGCATATACATTAGAATATTGAACTCCATCAAATGTAATTGTTGTTGCTATTGGTATTTGATAAGAAGTGTCATCTCCGCCACAAGTATCCATTGTATGTACCGTTGGAACTTCGTCACCCTCATAGGCTGCTGCTATGGTTTGAGACTGTATATAGTTAACACAGGTAGCATATGCATTTTCTGGAAAACCAAAAAGACTTGTAAAAAGAATCCCCACCACTGCGGTTATGCGTAGGAATTTTTTGTTTATGGGGCTACTCCTAATTAATTAATTAATCATATTATACCATTATAAAAGAAAAAGGCGCAGATTTCTCTGCGCCCTAGTCTTTTATTTGTTAATTACTTAACAAGTTTGACCTTTGCCTTTGGATTCTTTGTATTCCACTTCTTGGCAAGATCATTGAATGCTTTCTTAATTGCAGCAAGTGCAGCAGCATTATCTGCCTTCAACTTTGCAATCTCTGCATCCTTAGCAGCAAGTGCATCCGCAGCAGCCTTAGCAGCAGCAGCAGCCTTATCAGATTCTGCCTTTACAGCAGCAGCCTTATCTGCATCTGCAGCAGCCTTTGCGGTTGCAGCATCAGCAGCAGCCTTTGCTAGAGCATCTGCAAGAGCCTTTGCATCAGCAATCTTTGTTGCTTCATGAGCAGCCTTTTCTGTGGCAAGTGCTGCATCAGCAGCATTCTTTGCAGCAGTCATAGCAGCAAGTGCAGCAGCAAGATCAGTTGCTGTTACAACTGCAGTTACAGAAGTTACCTCTGTAGCAAGAGTTGGTACATCTGTTGGATTAGGAATTGTAAAGTTTACAGCAGAAGTTCCAGCAGTAGCAGGAAGCGTAATATCTGCAGTATATTTTCCAACTACAAGAGCGTCTGCTGAAGCAGCAGCAACAGAAGCGTTGATTGCTGTTCCAGTAATTGTGGCAGCAACTGGGTTACCAAAAATGTCTGTAACATTAAGAGTAGCAGTTACCTTTCCACCGATATGTCCTGTTGCTGGTACTGTTCCAGTTAGGAAGAATGCATCTCCCGCAATACCCTTCAAATAAACAGTCTGGCTTGTTCCAACTACAGAGATTGTAATTGCTGAAGCAGATGTTGATGTTGTGTATGCATAAACTGTAGCAGTTGTAGCAAGTGGTGTAAATGTTAGAGATGATACACCCGAAGTAGTAGATACTGCTGAACCTACAGCAGTTGTAAACTTAACATTTCCAACACCGCTTACGGTAACTGGAACATTAAGAGTAAGATTGGAAAGAGCAAGAGTAAGAGCCTCTTGTGATCCAACTGTAGTTGTATCTGAAACTACGTTATCAAATGGCACCTTCAATGTGTAAGGTGCTACTGCGGTACCAGACCCACCAACGTTTGTTGAAACAGTTAGTGTTAGAGTGTTGGCACTTGCAGGTGTTGCAACAATTGTGCCCAAAGTCATGGCTGCAACCAGACCAAGAGCGATCTTCTTAAATGAATTCATTTTTCTCCTCGTTAATTCATTGTATTTATATGATTTTATATTCTCCAAGGTATTCTTGAACATCGTCAGGAATTTCCTTAGAATCCAATTCTACCATAGCCTTCTGCTTTTGTGCAAGTTGGCTAGCAGAACTCCATGTATGGACCTCAATCTCTAGATTAGAGTCCTTACTTGTATGCGAGATTGCTCCGAATACCGCCCCACAAACGGCATCCGCCAAGTCCTTTGATTTCTTGCGTGGGTGATCTACACGATTATTTTTCATAATCTTTAGTTCACTCATCTCTTCAAGAAGCAATGGAATCATTGGCATTGCAACCCTTTCTTCATAAATCATCATAGCAAGGTCTTCATAGTGTTTCTTAGCAACAGAAACAGTATCAGTTCTCATTCCTACCGCTTTTAATTCTTGTTGAATATCAAAAGACTGCCAACGGTCAAACGAAACTAAGCCTATGTTAAATCCTTCTCTACGAAGATTTATAATCCACTTTTTAACCTCAGAAAGATCAACTGGTCCCTCTATTTTAGGCTCCCACCAAGCAACAGCATCAACTACAACAATGGGCGCAACCTGTTGGTAATCTTTAATTACCTGAATGTTTACCCATCGTTCAACATGTGCAATCGCAACTGCACACTTGTCGTGCTTCTGTGCTAAGTCAGCATGAACATAATATACTTTATCAGGGTCTGGCTTAAAAGTCAAATCAAATCTTCTATGATTATCCACAGGATTTCTTAATGTCATGCATCTTTCCAACTTATCTTTTTGTTTAAAGAATGAGTCGGATGAATATGTGGGTGTACATAAAAATCTCATCATTGCATCTCCAATATCAGTCAAAAATGCAATCTTAAAATCATCAATCTTTCTAGTAGGATTTACTTCCCATGTAGGTCTTTTAAGGGCAAACATTCTAGGATATTTATATGATTGAATATGATCTTCTTCCCAGACTATTTCAAATTCATTGTCTGGACCCTCTGGTAATTCTTCATTAATAACAAACTTATGTCGTCTTTCTATTACTTCTTTTTCCATTATTACATCTTCGTACCGCTTTGAAATAAAATCTCCATTATAACGGGGGAATGAAAGAAGAACTACCTTACCAAGATCTGGAAAACGAGAGTCTACTGTACCTCTAAATGCTTTATATATATTGTCAGCAGTCTTACCTTGATCATTTCCTGTTCCTACTTCTGTAGCAAAGCCAGAAATTTCATCAAGTACCGCCATAAATAAGTTCAAACCTTCATGCGATTCACGCTCAGAATGTCCTGAATAAACTGTAATAGATTTATTAAAACCAATAGAGTTTACTTTAGGATCATATTTTCCTGCAAACCATGGAGACTTTTCAATCTTTGTTTTAAAACCTTTAAAGAAAACATTTTTTGCCTGCTCTGCGTTAATGGCAACGTTAATAATATCAATAGCATCTCCAGATGGCTTGCCGTAATATCTGGCAGGATCTTTTAAGCATAATAGTTTATATACAACATAAGCACATGCTACTGTAGAAACAAAATCTTTTCCAGAACCTTTTCCGAGTTGAAGAATAATTTCATTTTTTGTATATTTAGAATAGTGCCTGTCTCCTGCTTCTTC